CTGACATCGACTCCTTCATGCAGTCTGCCAACCGGCAGGCCGCGATGGACAACCTCGCCGGCGCAACGACCTCCGGTCAGTACCTTCGCGGGAACGGATCGGACGTTGTTATGTCGGCAATCCAAGCTGCTGACGTCCCAACGCTCAACCAGAACACCACCGGTACAGCTGCCGGTCTCAGCTCGACGCTCATCGAGACCTCTGGGGGTACGGGGAAGACGAGCTACACGAACGGCCAACTTCTCATCGGCAACGCCGCAGGTGGCCTCACCAAGGCTACGCTGACGGCGGGGAGCAACGTGACCATCACAAACGGTGATGGCGCGGTTACCATTGCTGCTACAGGTGGCGGAGGTGCCGCAACGGACGTGCAGGTGTTCACTTCCAGTGGGACGTGGACAAAGCCAGCTGGGGCTATTTATGTGGATGTGGTGGTGATTTCCGGCGGTGGCGGCGGGGCTTCAGGCCGAAAGGGCGGGACGACAGCAACGGCTCCAGGAGGAGGCGGAGGAGCAGGCGGCTCGTACTCAGCAAGAGGCTTCCAAGCCTCCCTTCTTGGCGCGACCGAATCTGTCACGGTTGGCGCTGGCGGCATTGGAGGAGCGGCAGTCACTGGAACCAATGTCAACGGAAACGCAGGAACAGCTGGCGGACTGTCAGCATTTGGAACGTTTGTCCAAGTGTCTCCTGGGCTTGGAGCAGGAGCAGTTACCACGGCAAGTGGGCCAGCAGGATCAGCGGCATCCGCTCGCGCAATGTTCCAAGGAACATCAGGCTCAAACGGTGGCACAGGTGCAGGCCCATCAACAACGAGCGCTCTTGTTGGCGCAGGTGGAGCAGGAGCAGGAGGCGGTCTTCCAGCATCAGCAACCGTTGGATTTGCTGGCGGGAACGGCGGAACCTCTCTATCCACTTGGTTCACTGGCGGACTTGGAAACGGAGGCGCAATCTCAGGCAACGGAAGTTCTGCGCCAAACGTCACGGTCAACTTCCCATTGTGCTCTGGAGGCGGAGGCGGAGGCGGTTCCAGCTTCACGACAAATGGCGGAGATGGAGGCAATGGAGGCTTGTATGGCGGAGGTGGTGGCGGCGGCGGAGCAGCTCTTGATGGAATAACATTCTCAGGCAAAGGCGGAGATGGATCGCAAGGCATCGTTATTGTAACAACCTACTTCTAAGCAATGAGATACGCAATCGTTGAAGACTCCACAAAAGTTGTCCTAAGCGTCATACTGTGGGACGGGGTAACACCATACACTCCTCCGCAGGGCACGACACTTGTGAACGTGGATGGCATCCAGTGCGACATCGGTTGGATTGAGCAGCCAGACGGAACCTTTGCCCCTCCTCCTGAAGATGCCTAAGAAGCAAGTCAACCTCTCGGTCTCTCGCGGCGAGAAGCTCCCAGTGTCACAAGGCGCTGGGCTCACCGCGAAAGGCCGCGCAAAGTACAACCGCGCCACAGGCTCGAATCTGAAGGCTCCAGCACCCAACCCCAAGACGAAGGCAGACGAGGGCCGCAAGGCGTCTTTCTGTGCGCGTATGAGCGGGATGCCTGGGCCCATGAAAGACGAGAAAGGCCGACCCACCCGCAAAGCCGCAAGCCTCAAACGCTGGAACTGCAAATGAAAAAAGGACTCTACGCCAACATCCACGCCAAACGCGAACGCATCGAAGCCGGTAGCAAGGAGCGTATGCGCAAGCCAGGCTCCAAGGGCGCCCCGACCGCTGCTGCATTCAAGGCTTCTGCCAAGACCGCCAAGAAGAAGTAATGCAAGTCCCACTGCTCAGCGGTATCTACACGGACGGAGCCGGCGACTTTCGCCGCAGCTACCCGCGCAACTTGGTTCCCGTCGTTCAGCCATCGGGCTTGAGCGAGGGCTACCTGAGACCGGCTGACGGGATTAAACAGTTCGCGGTAGGCCCTGGGCTCGACCGTGGCGGCATTGAGTGGAACAACGTGCTCTACCGTGTGATGGGCACGAAACTCGTCTCAGTAAGCTCGCTTGGGAACGTGGTGGTGCTCGCGGACGTTGGCGGCACCGGTCAGGTAACACTTGACTACTCGGAGACGCTTCTGGCGATTCTTTCCAGCGGAACGCTGTACTACTGGGACGGCTCAACGCTCACCAGCCTCACTCCTGACCCATCAATGGGTCCAATCATCGACTTCTGCTGGGTGGATGGGTACTTCTTTCTGACGGACGGGTTCTTCATCGCTACGACGAACTTGGTCAACCCGACCATCGTTCAGGCCAAGGCAACATCCGAAGCCGATCCGGACCCCATCATCTCGATTCAGAAGTTCCGGAACGAGGTCTATGCGATTAACCGACATACCATTGAGCTCTTCAACAACGTCGGTGGAGACATCCTATCCTTCCCGTTCGCTCGCATCGAAGGAGCCCAGATTCAACGGGGTGGAATCGGAACGTACTCCTGCTGCGTATATCTGGATTCTGTGGCTTTCGTCGGAGGCGGACGCAACGAGGCGCCATCGGTATGGCTGGCGTCCGGAGCCAACACCGTCAAAATCGCTACACGGGAGATTGACCAGATTCTGGCAACTTACTCTGAAGCTGCTCTGGCTACGACTATCTGTGAAACACGTCTGTACAACGGACTTAACCACCTCTACATCCACCTTCCGGACCACACGCTAGTCTACGACGGCGCGATCTCGCAGGTCGCCGGCCAAGCCATCTGGTTCACACTGGCTGACGGTCTCTACGGCAACAGCAGCTACCGCGCACGCAACTTCATCCACGCCTACGACAAGTGGATTTGCGGTGACACCTCAGCACCCAATCTCGGCTACGCGGTTCAAGACATCTCCTCGCTCTGGGGGGAGCGCATCGGTTGGCAGTTCGAGACACAAATCTTCTACAACGAAGGCAAGGGAGCCATCTTCCACGAACTGGAACTCGTAGCCCTGCCTGGGCGCGTTGCCATCGGCATCAACCCGACTATCTTCGCGAGTTACTCGACTGATGGCGTCACCTACTCGCAAGAGCGCGGCATCAGCGCCGGTAAGTCTGGAGACCGCAACAAGCGCCTGACGTGGATGCGCAACGGTCGCATGGGAGACTGGAGAACGTATCGCTTTCGCGGGACGAGCGACGCGCACTTGTCAATGGCCCGCTTGGAGGCGCGGCTTGAGCCGCTTGTGTGGTAAATGGCGAACTCCATCAAGCCCAACCGGAATGACCTTGCAAAGTTCTTGCCCGACCAGCGCCTCATCCGCGCCTTCGAGCAACTCTTCGAGTACGTCCCAGCCGGCATCGACGCCAACACCATTGACTCGTATAACTCTCAGACGTCTGCACAGCAGGCGCTTGACACGGTTGAAGCCCTTCGCAGCGTCATCGAGCTCGCTTCTACAGCGCCTACTCAGCAGGCTAACCAGATTGCTGAACTGGCCCAGCAGGTAGCTCTGCTCTCGCAGGCTCCGCCGGTAGAGCAGAAGAAGCTGCCCAGATATGGCACCTTCTACGACACCACAACGCAGACCGCAGCGGCCATAAACACGGCGTACGCCGTCACGTTCAACTCGACCGACCTTACCTTCGGCGTGCGCATCGGAACGCCTGCAAGCCGCATTTACGTTGACTCTGAGGGGGTGTACAACTTCCAGTTCTCCATGCAGCTCGACAAGGTGTCGGGTGGCGTTGGGCTCTTTTACTTGTGGGCACGAATCAACGGCGTGGATCAGGCCAACTCGGCCACCCAGATTCGCCTGCAAGGAAACAATGCGGAAACTGTTGCAGCGTGGAACTTCGTGTATAAGATGACTGCGGGAGATTACTTGGAGTTGATGTGGGCCGTTGACACGGTGGACATTACTATCCAAGCCTTTGCCGCAGCCCCACCGGTGCCCGGAATACCATCCGCAATCCTTAGCGTGACCAACAACATCTCCTGACATGGCTGTAACCGTCAAAAACATCATCCCGCCCAAGCAGGCTGAGTCGTCCCAGACCTCGCAGTACACAGCCATCTCTTGCAAGTGCATCATCGACAAGTTCACGGTGACCAACACCTCCGCGAGCAATGCCACCATCACGGTAAACCTGATTACGCCGTCGGGATCCGCGGGCGCGTCAAACCGCATTTTGGCATCGAAAGTCATCGTCCCCAATGAGACCTATGCCTGCCCAGAGCTCATCGGACAGATTCTTGAGTCAGGCGGGGCTATCTCAACTCTGGCAAGCGCGGCGTCCGCGCTGACCATCATGGCTTCTGGGAGGGAAGTGACGTAAAGGAGATGCAATTCCAACGTGAAATATTCACAGAAGAACTTGGCAATGAAGGAGAAGGTTTAATCAACATTCATCATGCAGAAGTCTCAGGTGAAATTGCACATCTTCCAGCCCGTGTTCCATACGAAAAATATGGCTCATTGGAGCAAGCTGGAATCTTGCGACTTTTCACTGCAAGAGATAATGGCAAACTTGTTGGATACAATGTATTTATGCTTATCGAGCATCATCAGCATGGTGTTCCTTTCGCATCTCACGACACTTTGTTTCTTCACAAGGATTTCAGAAAGGGAACAACTGGCATCAAGTTCCTCAAGTGGTGTGATGAGCAGCTTAAGCAAGATGGAGCAAGATTTATCACGCAACATTCATCAAATTTGGTTGATCTTGAAAATGTCTTCTTAAGGATGGGTTATAAATTAGCAGAGAAAGTTTACTTAAAAACATTTTGATTTATGGGACTCGATCCAGTTTCATGGGCTATTATTGGTTCAGCTGCTGTAAGCGCTGGATCATCAGTTTACTCTTCTAACAAAGCATCTTCTGCTGCAAAAAGGGCAGCTGGAACACAAGCAAAAGGACAGCAAGCTGCTATTGAAGAACAGCGCCGTCAGTTCGACACCATTCGCGAGATTCTTGCTCCATACGTTCAAGCAGGTAGTCCTGATTTGACGCAGCCGTACATTGGCGCAGGCCCAGGAGCTATTCGCGGATTGCAGGCGCTCACCGGTCTTGGCGGCGAGGCGGCACGTCAAGAGGCGTTGGCAAGAGCACGGCAGGCTCCAGAGTTTACGCAACTCTCTGACATTACAAAGTCGAATGTCGATGAGTATGTTCGCAACCGGGAGCAGGAGCTTGCGCTGTTCAAGAAGTCTGCTGCTTATAAAAAGCCAACTTTACCTGAAGGACAGAAGGGCAAGATGGCAGTCAAGCAGGCCAGAGAAGACTTGATTGCTCAGTTCCAGCAGGAAAGCGATAAAAACATTCGCGCAATTCAGTCTCAAGGATATCAACAGCAACAGGCTCTGCTGACACCGATTCTTGAGGATAAGCAGTACGAGCAGATGGGCATTGACCAGCAGCGTCAAGCCATCCAGCAGATTGAACAAGGGCCGCTATTCCAAGAGCTCGCCAAGCAGGGCGAGGCAGGGTTGCTTGCAACCGCATCGGCCACCGGTCGAAGAGGCGCTGAGGACACACAGTCGGCTCTTGCACGCTACCGGCCACAGCTTCTGAATCAACTCATCGACCAGCAGTACGCACGCCTTGCCGGGCTCACCAGCGTTGGACAGGCCGGTGCGCAGAACTTGCTCAACCTTGGGCAGGCATCGGCAGCAGGACAGGCTGGAGCTGCCGCGCAGAGCGGTAACGCAATCAGCGGGCTTTTGTCTTCTCAAGGTGCAGCACAAGCTGCCGGTATCATGGGGGCTGGACAGGCGCAAGCGCAGGGGATTGGTGGAATCGGAAGCGCGATTTCAGGCGGTCTTCAGAACTATGCTCTCCTGAATATGCTTGGGAGCGGAGGGGGAGGAGGATTTGCATCTGGATTTGGCTCTGGAGATTATACCTTCGGACAAGGCGCTCAGGCAGGGTTCATGTCAACAAACGTATAATTTTATGGCTGAATTCAATTACGGCATCAATATCCCACAGCCGAACGCCAATATGTTCGGGGGAAACTTTTTTCAGGGGCTTTCTGCGATTGAGCAAATCAAGTCTAACAGGGCGCAGCAAGAGTTAGCGCAAAGATTAGCTCCGCTTCAATACAAGCAGGCCGAACTTGGAGTTCGGCAGGCAGAAATGGGAGTTTCATCTGCTGAAGAAGACATGAGGCAAAAGTTGGTTGATAAGGAGATTGCTTCAGCCATTTCAAAAGGTGCTGATCCAGCAGAAATTGCCACACTGCTTCCGAATGCAAGCCCAGGGTTTGTTTCAAAGTTCCCTCAACTTGCTCAGGCCATTACTGCGACAAAGATTGGGCCATTGCTTGAGCGAGGAGAGATACGTCCTGAAGACAAGAAAACGGTAAACGATGCGCTTGTTCTCTCGTTTATGCTCAACCCGCAAGAGGGCAATATGTTTCGGAACGCGATTGCGGCAGTTCCAGACCCGGTTCGATCCGAATTTGGAAAACAGATTTCAATGGTAACGACAGCGGGGCTTGGCGGTGACAATGCAACTGCAATCAATCGTCTTCAAAGCCTTGTGGATGGATTAAAGAACAGTGAAAATCCTCAAAACAAAGCTCTTGGAGAGATTGTATCAAAAGAACTGGAGAGCATTAAAAATCAAAGCAAAGAAGGAACTCTTGATCAAACAGGATGGTATCTTCGTGGCACAGAACTTTCCAATTTGCTTGGCCAATCTTCCATTGGAAAGATGATTGGAGATACTGCTGAAACGTATTTCAAGCTCAAGAAAACCAAGGCTGAAACAGAAAGGGAAACAGCTTTTGGGAAAAAAGCTCAAGGAGAATCAGGTGTTGGAAGACCTCTCGATAAAATAGACGAGAAGGTGGTTGAGAGTTATGCGGATTCATCAATCAAAATGAATGAAACTGCAAACAGTGCTCTTGATCTTTACAAGAAAGCAGAGGAATTGAATTTAGGCAGTGGGGCTCCCGCTCAAGTAAAAGAAGCAATTACTCGGTTTTTTGGCGGGGATGATGTGACGCAATTCAGAACGCAGATAGGCGGAATGCTTGACGCTCAGGCTCTGCGCAACTGGAAACAAGCAGCTCCCGGCTCTGGGGCAATGTCGAACACTGAAACGGCTCGCGCATTAAGCGCAATGCCGTCAAAAACGGCATCCCCCGTTATTTTGAAAGATTATCTGAAGGCAGTAGTCAACACCACTGCAAGAGCCGAAAATTACGAACAGGCACAAGTTGAGTGGGCTACAAACATTGGTTTAGCGCGAAAAGCTCAAGAGGACACCAGCATTGCTGGAATCCCTATCAAGAAGGGAGAATCCTTTCCTGATTTCAAAAAAAGAATCGTAAAGCAACTGGGCTCAACAGACTTCTTTGAACAGATGCGAGAAGAGTCTGATGCCGTTGAGAAGCGTAAGACGGATGCTATTAAGCAACGTCCTCCAGAAGATGGTCCAGCGCCTGATTTCAGAAATGTTGGAGGGGATGCTTTTTTGAGAGCAGAAGAATACCTTCGGAAAGGAGGTAAGTAGAAATGGCAACGGTAGAAGATTTGGCAAAGGCGTTTGACCTTGCCAGAGAGAATGGAGATACCGAAAATGCGACTTACTTTGCGCAGGAATTGGTAAAATTCAAACAGGCTCAGGATAGAGCCCGTCAAGAAGCGGCATTGCCAGCTGGAGAATCCGGTATCGAGCGACCTCCACAAGAACTCCAGCCGCAACCGTTCTATGGTGAAGCGGCAAGGCAAGAGGCGAATCTGAACAAGAACGTATCGCGGGAACTCATCGCAGAACTTCGTCAGGCGCAGACCGGCGAGGCTCCAACCGCAACGGAAGTTGAGTCGTTCAAAAAGACAGCTGGCAGCAAGTCCACAAGAGACTTTTTCGACAACCTTGTAGCCAAAGGCGGCATCGACATCGCATCTTCGTTTGATCCACAAGCATCGCCAACGCTTGCTGGCGCATGGGAGAAGTACAAGCAGGAGAAAGAGCCGAGTATGCTGGGGGCTGCGGCCCGCGGTGCTGCCGAACAGATTGCCCCAACAATTGGTGGAGCGGTTGGCGGATTCCTTGGCGGAACGATGGGACCAGTGGGAGCAATCGGAGGCGCGGTTACCGGTGGCGCTGTAGCTGGCAAACTCCAGCAGGAGTTGCTGCCTGAAACAGAAGCGCAGGCCGCTCAGCGGGCGTTTGATGAATCGCAAAGACTGACATCGGCGGCACGCACGGCTGGAAGCTTTGCGCCATCCCTGACGATGGGTGTTCCGTCTGTAGGCAAACTTGCAACTGTGGCTGGAATGGGAACCCCGCAGGCCGTAGGCGCGGCTAGAAGATTGCTTGCTCAAGAACTTGCTGTTGGAGCAGCTGCCGGTGCTGCCGGTGGCTTTGCTTCAGCGGCGCTGGACGGCAGACTCCCATCTGGACAAGAAATCCTCAATGGCGCCATTGAAAGCGCCGCGCTTGGGGCTGTGACGCGTCCAACGGCTCTTGGACGAGCGGTAATGACGCCAAGAGCGCAGCGCACCGATATTGCCGCCCGCGAGTCCGCGCAGCGCACCATGCGCGAGTTCGCCGGTGCAACCGCGCAAACGCCACAGGAAGTTCCGCAACGCATCGAAGCAGCTGCCCGTGCAATCGAGACAGGAACAGCAACGAGTCCGGGCGCACAACTTTTCGCTGGCGAGGTGTCAGGCAACGAAGGTCTGCTTGGGCTTCAGGAAGCCCTCGTAAACTCGCAGGAAGGGGCCAGACTTCGCGAAGTGCGTCAGCAGTCGCGGGCAGCGATTGCACGCGATTTAGGGCAATCCTTGGCTCCGCAAGGGGCGGCTGGCATTCAGGAAGCTCAGGCGGTTATCCAGCAACAGCATGACAATCTCATTCGCGCTGCTGAAGCAGCCCGTGAGAATGCTATTGCAACCGGTAACCAGCGGGCTTTGGCTGCTTTTGAGGAAGCCGTCGCGCAGTCCAGACAGAACTTTGCTGATGCAGAAAACGGTCTTCTCAACGCAGAGACCGCTTTGGCCGCTAGCAGGGCAATGCTTGAGCGCACGCTTGGACAGTTCGCACAGGCACAACAGGGGCGCTCGCGTGCAGACTTTAGCAGAACGGTTGAGTCAGTTCTCCAACGCAATGCCGCTGAAGAAAAAGCTCAGGTTGATAGAGCGTATGGCAGAGCAAGAGAAGAAGCCGGTGAGCTTGCCGTTGACTTCACGAACACGATCGACGCCCTGACAAGAGCGCGTCGGCAGGCTGGAATTGGCAGACTTCCGGGGCACATCGAGCGGATGCTTGATGCGTACGTTGACAACCCTGAGCCTAACAGACAGCTTCGGGTTGAAGACATTGATTCAAACTACGGGAACATCTCTGGCGAGCTTTCGGACACGGATAACCGCAGGTTCAAAGGATGGCTTCAGCAGGTAAAGGACGCTCTTCGCGCTGACTTGGAGTCTGCTGGAAGGGCGTCAGAGTTGTTCCGCGATGCCAACAGGCTATTCTTTGAATACGCACAGCGGTACATTGACGGGCCTGCGGCTGGCGTTGTGGCACCTGAAGCCAGCAAGACCACCGTCAACAGCAAGACCATAGACGCTTACACCAAGAACGAGGAGTCGCTCTTGCAGCTTCGCAACTCAGTCAAAGGCGATGCAAACGCGCTCAACTCCATTAACCAGTGGTTTGTTGACAAGTTCGCTGAACAGGTCGGCGCATCTCCGACCACAACCGCCATGGACAACTGGGCCATGGATCAGAAGAACCGCGACTTTGCTAGAGTGTTCCCTGAAGCGATGCAGGCAGTGCGTGACGCGCAGGCCGGTGTTCGTCAAGCCAGAGCAGGCGTTGAGGCAGCTACTGAAGCAAGAGGCACCGCCCGCGAGCAAGTTGGTGCAATGCGTCAAGAGAGGACAGCGCAAGAGACCGGTGCAAGACAGCGTGAGATTCAGGTTGAGCAAGAGCGAAGAAGAGCTGCACGTGAGACCTTCAGAACCGAGCAGGAACGCATCCAATCCAACGCGGCCAACCGAATCCTTGGACGTTCACCGCAGTCTGCTGTTCAGGCAGTGTTCGATTCACCGAATCCGCCTGAGACAGCCGCAGCGTTAATGCGTGATTTGCGCGGAAATCCAGAAGCAATACAAGGCTTCAGAAACGCCGTAAGCAACTATCTTAATGATCGCTTTCGTTCCAGCACGCGAGTTGAGACGACGCTCAACGCTGAAGGCCCGGTAACCATGGAAGAGTTTGCTGGTTTGGCTGGACGCATGAATGATTTCCTCACGCAAGGAGCAGAGCCTAGGCAGGTGCTCGAGACGGTTTACGGAGCAAACTCCAGAGAGATACGTGCGCTCGACATTATCCGGCGTCAGTACGAAGTCATGGCGCGAGCCGGTAGAGCAACTGCCGGTCAATCCCAAACAGCATTGCGCACCTCCCTCAAGGACTCGCTTTCTGAAATCAACAAGAACAACGCTCTTGGAGCACTGCAACGCATTGCAACAGGCATGGGCGCAAATGAGGTGTCAGCGGTCAATAAAATCTTCGGTTCGATTGCGAATCTGCTTACAATGACCTACAGGGGTGATTCCTCAAGAGCCGCGCTGAAAATACTTGCTGAAGCCCAGACAAATCCAAGACTTGCAGCAGAGCTTCTCAGAGGAACCAACGCGGATACAGTCAAGAACCTGCGTCCGTATGTGAAGTTCTACGCCCAGAGAAAGTTTGAGCAGGAAAAGAAGTAAACCGCCATGTCATACGCCATCACCTCCCCTTTCCCGTCGTTCAACGACACCGACGGCTCGCCGCTCAACAACGGCAACGTCTACGTCGGCAGCGCGAACCTCAACCCTGTCACAGACCCAATACCGGTCTACTGGGACGAGGCCCTCACGCAGCCAGCTGCACAGCCGGTGCGCACCATCAACGGGTACCTCTCGCGCAACGGCTCTCCCGGTCGGCTCTACACCGGTTTTGTCACCTACTCGATCCGCGTCACCAATAACAAGGGCGTTCAGGTCTTCTCTGACCTCAACTACAAAGATCCCAGCTCCAACGCAGGCAGCACCTACCAGCAGGTCATCACCTCTATCTCAGGCCAGACGGTGTTTAACCTCAGCCGCACCTACATCCCGGGAACGAACAACCTGTTCGTATACCGCAACGGCCTGCGGCTCATCGCCGGTGAAGACTACGCTGAGACCGGCTACAGCCAAGTCACGCTGACGGCTGGCGCCGACAACGGGGACGAGTTCGTCTTCGACATCGGCTACAACTACGACAGCGCCGCCAGCGTTGACGCGCAGGACGTCACCTACAAGCTGCCGGCGATTGACTCGGTATTCACCAACGTCGAAGCGAAGCTGGCGGAGACCGTCAGCGTGAAGGATTTCGGAGCGGTCGGGGATGGCATCACGGACGACACATTAACACTTCGCGCCGCAAGAGATTACGCTGAATCAAATGGGTGTGCTTTGTATTGGCCAGCAGGAGACTATTTCATTACAGCGTCGGTTGATCGCATACATACGATTCGGAAAATAGGAGAAGGAGCCATTTTGTTTGGTAGCGATAGATTTTATGTTGAGCCAAAGGATGATCAGGCAAACAAACTATATGTTTCCCCGTCTGGAAACGATGGGCGCTCTGGCTTAAGTGCCGGCACTGCGTTCGCTACTGTACAGGCTGCATTTAATGCTCTGCAAAACTATGGTCCAACACTGAATGGAACATGGACGATTCAACTAGCGGCAGGAACATACAACGCGGCATCGCAATTGATTGGCCTTCGCAGTCTTAATAACATCATCATTCAAGGGCCATCTGTCGGAGGCCATCCAAACGTACCAACGGCAATCATTGACGGCACGGGCGTCACATCAAGTGTGGTTGGAATGTATTTGCAGTTTTATGTAAAGGTATCTATTTATGATGTAAAATTCCAAAACTGGACAAGTGTAGCTGGGGACGCTTATGGGTTAAACGCAGACGGTCATTGCCAGTTGTTTCTGAGCAACTGTCATTTCTACAACTGTAGGTATGCCGGATTATCTTGCGACAACTTAACTCAAGTCAGAATGAGTGGTGGAATCGTAGATTCCTGCACGTTTAGTGGAGTAAGACTCTACTCTCAAGTTTCAGCGTCAATTGGGTACCAGGGAAGCGTTGCAGGCGATAGCACAGAAATCAAAAACTGCGGTGTCGGTATAAATGGAAGGATAAGCAGCAGGCTTCACATTGATTACTGCGATATACACAACTGCAACACAGGAATCGTAGCCGAATACAATACAAGAGCTGTTGTAAACTACACCAAACTTCAAAATAATACCGTAGGAGCGCTGTCAACATTAAACTCCGAGTATAACGTAAGTGATGATTTTAGTAATGTTGTATCAGGAAACAGCAAAGATTATGTGTGTTACAGCTCGATTTTGAGTTCGACCACAGCAAACGAATGCAACTACAGCAGGTACTGGGACGAAAGCACAAAGAGTTGGCTGTTTGGAGCTTCTTCGTACAGAACTCCAAAGGCTAAGTTTGAATGGCAATGCGACAGCTCTTCCTCCGGTTCATCGTACAACAGTAATGTAAAATCAGTTTTCGATTACAACTCGGCAACAAACTATCACGCCCTCTCGGGGCCAGCTACTGCATACACTGGTTTTGCTTGGACGGCTCCCTCTAAGTCGGCACAGGCCCTGATTGCATACAGCATGGCCAGTGATTACATGGATTTCTGGACCAGCGCTGCACAGCAGTTCCGAATGCAGTCAACGCAGTTTGTTCCGCTGTCAGACAATAACAAAACGCTTGGCAATGGATCGTTTCGATGGAGCGTTGTTTACGCTGGCACAGGCACCATCAACACCTCGGATGCTCGCGAAAAACAACAAGTCAGAGAGCTTGCTGATGCAGAACGCGCCACTGCCGTCGCGGTAAAAGGCTTGCTCAGAGCTTTCAAGTTCAACGATGCGGTGGCGAAGAAAGGCGACTCGGCACGGTGGCATTTTGGGGTCATCGCACAGGATGTCCGTGCTGCTTTCGAGGCCAACGGACTCAACGCTGAAGAGTATGGACTCTTCTGTTACGACGAGTGGGAGGCAGAAGAAGAGCAAAAGGATGAAGAAGGCAATGTGACAACTCCAGCGCGTCCAGCAGGCAATCGTTACGGTGTGCGATACGACGAACTTCTGGCGTTCATCATCGCTGCCATCTAACTTGAAATAAGAAACTTAAAGAATACCCTATGAGCAGCAAAGCATTTCAGAACGCAGACAAGCTGAACGCTGGGACGATTCAGCAGTTTGAAAACATACCGTTGGTTGTCACTGTAAAGCAGTTCGGTGCCGTTGGAGACGGTACTACAGACGACACCGCAGCCATTCAGGCGGCATTAAACTCGGTTTCATTTGGCGGGAATGTTCAACTCACAAGCGGTACTTACAAGATTACCTCCATAAGCATCCCTGACGGAGTTCGTCTTGTAGGACAAAACCCTTATGGTTCCGTCTTGCTGACATCCAGCGCAACCGGCAACGTCGTTTCGCTTGGTGTATCCTCTGGGATTGAATCCTTAAAGATTGCCTCGTCAGTTTCCAGAACATCAGGAGCGCACGTCAACATCCTTGAAAATGGATCGGTTGTTTTAGACTGCGAACTCTCTGGATATTACATCGGCATCAACGTGGGTTCTGTTGTTGGCTCAAAGTTGCCAGTTGGCGCACAACTTGAATCACTGCGCTTCACATCACCTGCTACGGTCGCAGGAGGAGGGGCGATAAATGCCGACAACTTCTCGAACCTTGTCATCACTGACGTGATAGCTTCAGGTTCAAATGCTGGCCCTTGGCCTGACTTCGGCGTGAAGGTTAACAACGGTGACACGTTGTTCATGGACTCAGTGAACATCACGCTTCATGGCGTTGCCTTGAGTATCTCAACAGCCGCAAGCCTGAACTGCTACGCATTCATGGCGAGTAACTGCGCATTCGATTCAGCCAAAAACAACGCTAGTGGAACCGCCGTTTCGTCAGCGGTGATTACGCCCTCTGGAGGCGTCTACGACACGCAGTTCGTGAACTGCTGGTTCGGTCTATCTCAAGCCAAGTTCGG